GATGTTCCTGCAGCACCCGTTGCTCCAACTACATTTTGAAGTTCAATTAATGATAATACAGGTCCATCCGCTTCTCCAAAATCGGTATCTGCTGTTACGGAATTAGCTTTTAAACTATAAGAATATGTTCCGGCTGATGGGTTATCTATGAAAAATAAAGCATAAGGGTTATTTTCATTAGGCATACTTGATTCAAACTGAACTATGTTACCGATAGCAGTAGAACCTCTGTAAAGTTGAATACGACCCCACGCTCCGCTAGCTCCCGGATTTGCATCGCCAGAAACTGTTATTTGAACGGGTCCTCCCGAAGTTGTTATGGATTGTGAAATGACCTCGTATGGGAACGGTCCCGAAGAAGGAACGGTAACTTTGGTTCCTTCATTTTGCTCATAATTTAATGCAGCAGTAACTACCGAGGGACCTGTTGCCCCCTGAGGACCAGTTGCTCCGGTAACTCCAGAAATACCTGATGTTCCGCTTGTTCCCGAAGATCCCGAAGATCCTGATGAACCTGAAGATCCTGATGATCCTGATGAACCAGAAGATCCTGATGAGCCAGAAGATCCGGAAGATCCGGAAGATCCTGAGGTTCCGCTTGTTCCTGAAGATCCTGATGAACCAGAAGATCCAGAAGATCCTGATGTTCCGCTTGTTCCTGAGCTTCCACTTGTCCCCGAAGTTCCAGAAGAGCCTGACGAACCAGAAGAGCCTGAGGATCCACTTGTCCCTGATGTACCCGAACTTCCAGATGTACCAGAGCTTCCAGAGGTACCACTAGTTCCTGAGCTTCCGCTGCTACCGGAAGAACCACTACTACCAGAAGATCCTGAAGTTCCGGCAGGTCCCGGCTCAAAGTAAGACAGATCGTTCCAAAGATGTACACCATCACCAAGTTTTAATTGGTTTGTGTCTTCTTCAAAACCAAACTCACCTTTTAATAGGAGTGGATTGTATTCACTCCAGTTTGCTGCGGTATCCTGTCTTAGAACTATACGATAAGCCACTCTGTTTTCTTTTTTTCTATTTATCTAAAAATTAACGGCTTTTGCAACATTTAGGATTAAGAAATTAATGTAATCTTTCGATATTAATAAAGTTATTATTGTATCCCGACCCAATCATCATTGTGACCCGGTAGAATCTGCTATTTGTTTTATCCAAAATGTTATATTGAGCTGTATCACCCTCACTAGGAAAACTCCAACCAAAAGCTGATCCGGACGCAGTGGTGGTATAAGAAACGTTAGCAGCAGAATTACCACTTCCCCCACCAACCAGTCCATACCAGCCAGAGACATTAGCTGTGAAGTTTGTTGATACTGCCCCTATGCTTAGACCTCTTGAACCCCCAGTTGTCACAGTAACTTTAAGATTATCCATTGTCAAAAATGTTCCTGCATTCACGAAACCTGAAGTTTTCCAAAATAGTTCACCTGCGACTCCAGTCGGAGCTTTAGTAAAATCAACATAAACTCCTCTTGCACTTCCCCCCTGTTCAAATAGTCTTAACCTGTTTACGTATGCATCAACAGTTACTCCACCTGACAGAGTACCATTAGGTGGTTTTGCAAGTTGTATTTCACCACCTTCATCTCCAGTGGCATTAGTAGATGAAATAGTTGGAGAACTCAAATTTGAACCATCAAAAGTTAAATTTGTTTCAGCAACCAAAGAACCACTTCCGTTGGAAGTTAAGAGCTGGTTATTAGAACCGGGAACAGAGATTGTAATGCCCGATGTTCCAGACGAACCACTTGATCCAGAAGATCCGGAGGTTCCAGAATTACCTGATGTTCCAGACGAACCACTTGATCCAGAAGATCCAGAGGAACCGGAGGTTCCAGAATTACCTGATGTTCCAGACGAACCACTTGATCCAGAAGATCCGGAGGTTCCAGAAGATCCGGAGGTTCCAGAATTACCTGATGTTCCAGACGAACCACTTGATCCAGAAGATCCGGAGGTTCCAGAATTACCTGATGTTCCAGACGAACCACTTGATCCAGAAGATCCGGAGGTTCCAGAATTACCTGATGTTCCAGACGAACCACTTGATCCAGAAGATCCAGAGGAACCGGAGGTTCCAGAATTACCTGATGTTCCAGACGAACCACTTGATCCAGAAGATCCGGAGGTTCCTCCACCTCCACCGCCGCTTCCAGAAGTTCCACTCGTGCCTGACGATCCTGATGATCCTGATGATCCACCAGATCCAGAAGTACCCGATCCACCTAAAGCCTTTCTTTCCCAAGAGTATCCACTCCAGACATAAATTGCTTCCTCGTCTCCAGGCAAAAATGCCTGGCCTATTCTGGGATTGGATGGAAATTGAGCCATTTGTTAGTTTTTGTATATATCGCAAAAAATGTGGATTGAAAAAAAGTGATTTATGTTTTATTGCCTTTCTTAGAAATATATAAACCAAAAACACAAAACAATGCTATTAAAAGTTGGATCAAAAGGACCTGAAGTTAAGAAGCTACAGGAAAAATTGGGCGTAGAATCTACCGGAAACTTCGGACCTAAAACAGAAGCCGCTGTTAAAGCTTGGCAAAAATCAAATGGACTTAAAGATGACGGAATCGTTGGAGATGGTACTTGGGGAAAGATGTTCGGATCAACTGCACCGGCTGCAGCTCCAGTAGCCATCCCTCCTTCCGAATTCAAACTAGATAAACTAAAGGGACACATTCCTGATGCAGTTCTTGCACAAATCCCAGACACTGCGGCAAGATTTGGAATCACAAACACTTTGAGATTAGCACACTTCCTTGCTCAGTGTGGTCACGAGTCAGGAGGTTTCAAAGCGGTTAGCGAAAATCTTAACTACTCAGCGGATGGTCTTAAAAAGATCTTTGGAAAATACTTCCCAGGCAATCTTAACGAATCCTATGCTAGACAACCAGAGAAGATTGCTTCAAGAGTTTATGCCTCTAGAATGGGTAACGGAGACGAAAATTCCAAGGAGGGATTTAAATTCAGGGGAAGAGGTTACATCCAATTGACAGGAAAAGCAAACTACGCTTCTTTCGATAAATTTGTTGATGATGACATCATGGCAAACCCAGATTTAGTTGCAACTAAATATCCTCTGGCTTCAGCAGCTTGGTTCTTCAACAATAACAAACTCTGGTCAATCTGTGATCAAGGTGCTACTGATGCTGTTGTGACGTCAGTTACAAAAAGAGTGAACGGTGGAACTATCGGACTTGCTGATAGAATTAAGCACTTTAAAGAGTATTACGCTCTTTTGAAATAATAAAAAAACAATATCATGAAAAAGCCCGAGAGATCGGGCTTTTTTTTATTTGGTAGCTTTCAGGAAATCTTCATAATTAAAAACTATTCTTTCCCTCTTCAGCTGCTTAACCATTTTGGTTGCAATCTCTTTTCGATTTTCATCGTCCTTGACTTGGTTGATGATATCTACTATCCCATCAACCATGTCTTTGTCTTGAGGTTTAAGATCTCTGATTTTCATTTCATTGAAGATTTTTCCGGTACGCAATTAGGAACCATTTTGCCATTCTTGTTTTTCAAACCAACTTGTTTGTAGCCTTTCCAGCATGGACCTTTCTTTTCAGAAATTGATTCCTGCGATCTTCCTTGAAATTCTGAAAAGGAGTAGAGATTTTTCATATTTCTATATATCGAACCCTTCTCTATGGAAGATCGATTTGATATATAATTCAAAGAGCGTACTTCCCTCTTTGAAAATAAAAAAAATGAAATAGTAAATGTCTTACACAAGAGAACAAATTCAAACAGCTGTCAAAGCAAAAGGTTATGTTTGGTTCGATGATGCAGCCAACAAAGGATTCGATCTAAACATTGTAGGGGTTAGAAACTCTGCAACAGGTCAAAAAGTTACAAACGTATTTGATGACCACATCACAGTTTCTTATAAAGAAAATGGGGTGGAGAAATTCCACATCTGGCCTGCTACAACAGATCCTGGTAAAAAAGGAGTTATGGAATACCACAATGCAGCTGGAGTTGCTAGATTAGTTGAAGGACAATATAGAGGATCACACACATTAGGTCTTCACCAAGGAAAATACGAAGCTCTCAAACAACAAAAACCAGTAAAGGTTTATAGAGACGCTAACAGAGACATGGTATTTGAGGAAAGCAAAATCCAAGAAGGAATCTTCGGAATCAACATCCACAAAGCTGGAGCAGATTCAACTTATGTTGAAAACTGGTCAGAAGGATGTCAGGTATTTAAGAAAGCTGCTGACTTCGAGCAATTCATGGCAATTTGTAGAAAAGCTGCTGGAATCCACGGCAAATCTTTTACTTACACATTGATCGAATCTGCTGATATTAAATAATCAAAAATTTATCAAACGCAAAGCCTGGTGAAAGCCAGGCTTTTTTTGTATATCCTGTCCCGTATGTTTTTTCACACGATGAAAATATTTTTTGGAATGTGTACGTCTATAGAAAAGACAGTTTTGTAGATATATAGATCAAATTAAATCCTAACAATGCCCACAGCTAGACCATTTGCATATAACACAGGAGCCGGAATTACTGGAACAACTCAGGTTGGAAATTTAGCAATCGGTATCCCGGAGGTTGGATTCGTTGCAACTGGATTGGAGTGGTGGAACGGACCGGATGAGGATCTCGGGTATGTTATTGCATGCGAGGTACCGGGCGACACACAACCTACACCAATTCCCGGAGTTTCAGCTTCTGTTGGATTTTTTAGATCATCGGATTTAACTGAAGGATCTTTCATTGCAATGGCAAATCAACTTGCTGATCCTCTTGGTGGAGGTCCCTTTGCTTCAGGATCAGCTGCAAACACTTGGCTTAATGCTAACGGATTTTGGAGTTCATTCGTGGGTGGAACTGGATCTACAGGAGCTACCGGATTTACCGTTACTCTAGTTGAATCTGGAGCTAATGTTGTTATGACTGCTTCAGGATCTCTTAATATTAACGATCTCACCCTTTTAGCATCTTCTACAGGTCCATTCGGTAGCGGCGGGATTGGGGTTAACAGTGCAACATGGCTAATTAGTAGCGGAGGACAATCCGCTGCCCAATACACAGGATTTAGTTCAACCCCAAGTAATTTCGGAAGTGGATCCGGAGGACCTGCTTCGTCAATCACAGGTGATATTATTGGTGTCGTATATAACGGTGCACCACCATATATCTTAACGGTTCCGGTTGGATATACAACGGGTACACAACTAACAGCTAGTCAAACGTTTGCCAACCAAAGTTTTGCAAGTATGGGGTTAGTACAAGGAACCTACACTTACGCTTGGGGATCTGGTGCAAATGCTGACTCAATAAACGTTATAGTAGGAGGAACAGGAGCAACTGGAAGTACTGGAGGTACCGGTGGAACTGGTGGTACTGGAGGAACAGGAGACTTTAACGTAACAATATCTCAGGTTGGTCCAGATGTAGTTTGGTCTGGCTCAGGTAGCTTTAATTTATCAGCACTAACATTAGGAGCAACGGGTAACATAGGGGGAGGATTCCAAGCAAATCAGGCAGTTTGGGCAATTGGACCATTAGTTACGATAGACCAATATAGCGGAACAATAACATATCCAACAAGTTTTGGCTCCGGCGGTACCCCTGTAACATCAAACACAGGTTCAACATACGGTATTCTCCCTGGAGGAAGTGGACGCTTACTATACGTTCCTTCTGGCTACACTTCGGGTTCAGTTATTAGCGGAACATCGACTTACGCTAACCAAACAATTGCTGGTATGGGATTAACTGCTGGAACGTACACTTGGAGTTGGGGTTCAGGAGGAAACGCAAGTACAATTGTAATGACAATTAATTCCTAAAATTCCCTACCAAAATCTCTGACGGTTTTTAAATAAATCGTAAATAACCCCGTTTTTATTTTTTTGCATCGTGCAATTCACTTAGTTTTGTTTCATGAATCTAAGAGAATATCTGAAACAGTTTGATCCGATCAAGAATCCAAGGGTCACTTTACACAGGTCAGAGGTTGAAGTTGGATCCTCGGTTAAGGTAGGAGATTCCATTCTGACTCAAATCTTTATCACAGATCCTGGCTTTGAAATTTTAGCAGGATCAAATGAGTATGTCCTAAAAAGTGGGAGTGTTTCCCTTTGGACTGTGGACAAGCACGGTAACCCGGATAAACGTTCAGTTTTCGAATTCGACATAAATTCATTCAAGGTGCCTGATTGGGTGTACAACAATTTGTGTCTGTATGACAAAAGGAACCCAAACTTTGTTGAAGACAAGATAGATTCAAAAACAGAAAATTGCACTTGCGAGAATTGCTCTTATGCTAGATCCCCTCTAGCGGATTTAATTCTAAGCTATTACGAACAAAAGTATGGAGGCTGTTAAACATTTTCTAAAATACACCCTCGTTTGGATTAGTCAGAATTTATCAATTCCTTTCTGGATGGTTGGACACGTTCACTTGAGTGTAAATGTTTATGAAGACTTGCACGAGATATTAATGTCCTTAGGAATGAATATCATCGTCGCGATAGGATTTATTATAGATTACAGAGAATCAAAAAAGGAACAACTTAAAAAATAAAGCAGTGAAGACAGTTTTCAAATACAGCACCTTAGCATATGGAGGATTTCAAGAAAGGTTTACTATTCTCATGCCAAAGGGTGCGGAGATCTTAACAGTCCAGATAGACCAAAAAAATAACGAACCGTGTATTTGGGCTTTGGTTGATACCGAAAAAGAACAGGAAGAAAGGTTCTTTGAGCTTTTCGGTACCGGACACGAGTTACCAGTAGACATGGGAATCGAAAGAAAATACATCGGAACCTACCAATACCAAAAAGGAGAATTTGTTGGACACATTTTTGAAAGAATTAACTAGTTAAAATAGGAAAGATGAAAACTAAAGAATTTTTTGATATTGGACTACCTAAGTGGCCTGCTTTCGTAGTAGTTGGAAAACCTGTTACAAAAGAGCAGGCAATGGAAATCCTGATCAGGACTGACAGTTTGTGTTTTAGTTCAAATGATAGAGAGTTTGATCGAGAGCTTAATGAAGCACTTTTTGAAGTTAAGATTGAAAAATCCGGGTTTCAAACAGAGGATCATGCAATCAAAGATCTTCTGGGCATCAAA